TTTCCTGACACCTTTTACCGGGCCTGCAAGGCTCATGTACCTACCTGTACTTGTGTATATCTATAGATTGCTCTAAAGACAGGGACGCGGCTCGCGTCATTAAGACCTACCAGCTAATCAGGCTGATAGGAATCTTTGATTGGGTATATCACCGAGGTCCAACCGCCTCCGAGCACTTCTACTCGTTGGTTCGGTCTAATCCAGAATACGATTGATTCGCTTCCACTCTCGCACTCGAGTCGGAAGAAAGTTAACGACTTGACGTCGTTTCGCCTTCAACTGACCCGGTAAAAGAGCAAAAAGATCCTCCATCTCCTCTAGATGCTGATAGATCGACAACAGTCCTTGCCAATCATGGACCTGAAGGTGGGCTAGTTCAACTAGCGCTAGCTGCACGTCAGCGATCTTTTCACGCATCGGATCCAGCATAACTTTGCGGACCTCCGTTCTCCACCAACGCAGCCCTTCTTCATACCCAAACTTCCCTTCCCCCGTAGGCTCGTAAGCTTTTAAAGCTTTCTTTGCCCGCAGGATGAGGAAGTCGAGCTGATACTTCGCGACACGCGATTTCAAACTTTGAACCCACGCAGCCATCTGCTCGGGACTCACTTTCCGAATCTCACCCTTACGGGTTTGACACATCCAGCTTACCCAATCCGACACTGCGAACGGACCACCTGGTGTAGATAGCATTAGCCATAGAGCTCGAGCTCGCGTTGACATGCGTTTCAAAGGTTTCCCTTCTAGTCCGCTAGCCGCCTTGAACCCAAGCCCTACAAAAATACCTATAGAAAACAACGATATTGACATACCGCGAGCAGCTAAATTCGCCGCAATCTCCGGTACGGAACTCAACGAGAGCCAGCCCGGCGCCAATCCCGACAGAGGAAGAGGAATAATATCCTCTCCATGAAGGAAGAAACGCTTAGCGAACTCAAACGTCAAGCTACGTCCGAAAATGGACTTGCTACTGTTGATACCAACACCGATCTTCTCCATAAATACTCTATACTCGCGAGCGACTTTGGGATGACCAATCACAATGTCGTCCCCGAGTATGGCATATAAGTCGAACCACCCTGTCACGCCGACTCGGCGCGCACAGAGTTGGACAATGGCATGATGGCAGATAGCCAACATCGCCCACGACGAGTAAGCACCCATAGGCTGACCCACAGCATACCGAACGTATCCAGTCCCCTTACCTTTACCGGAACCAAAGGTAGCGTTCCGCAAGGCAGGTGATAACTGAAACCATCTGGCAGCCATGAACCAACTCCATAGGGCCCCTAATCGCAACGATGTCAATGCACTCAGAAGATGCTCCTGAAGCACTACAGGCAATCTATCCGTTGCGGCAGATAAGTCGAACGAATACACTCTTGACAATCCTCGCTCTCGCATCACCTTCACTAATTTCTTAGCTGGGGCAATTTGATCGTAAAGACCATCTTGAGGGATTCGCGCTAATACCTGTCGAAACAGATAAAGGTGAAGCGGACGCAATAACCATTGCGTGAGGCTATCCACCATCGCGAAAACTCTTACTTTCCC